ATGTTATAATATAATATATACTGATACTAATTGGGGTATTCCAAATCAATATCTGAACGGCGTAAAATGAATTATAATCCCTTTGAAGAAATCGTTTCCATTTTCACCCTTTCCAAAGAACCATTCCTTGAAGTCATCCAATGACAAACAATCGTTCTTTGCAAGTTCTGCCACTTCGACATAATGATTTCCAACCTTTGCAGTTACGAAATCTCGTTTACGGTCGTATCGCATCGTTATCTGCTGGTAGCCAACACCCTCCTTGCAACGCTTTATCTCACATTGTGGGGAGTTGTACGGTCGCCCCGTCCATTGGCGGATTGACAGCACGAAATTGCCGTTTGTAACTTTATCCAAATTATGCTTCCACAGGGCATAGTTTTCCCGTATGGTGTGCTTCTTGTTTCCTGCCGCAAGATTTTCCTTAAACTTCGTCGGCTCTCCTTTACGGCTGTGGTTGCCTTGAAATACCCGTGATAGGGTGATTACAACTTTCTTTTCCATAGGTCTTTCGTTTTCAAAATCCATTTTCAATTATGTTAGTCAGGTCATCGGCATTGCAATGCCAGTCTTTGATAAAGCCGTCCTCGTTGATGTTCATAATGATGTAGTCTCCATAACCAGCACCATTAGGACAAAGAACGTCTGGTACATAGCTATCAACACCGATAATCTCTTTATACTCCATATCGAGCAAGCTGTATGTGCCATCATCGCATACCTTGTAATGCACCTGCGCTTTAACACCTTTCTTCCAACCAACGATATAGCCACCTGTAATGTCGATAACGGGCTGCCATCGGTAATGGTCGGAATAGATGTTGCTTGTCGGCTTATCCTTTACTTTTACGGCAAACGGTATCTTTGGCGTGCCGACACCCTTACTTTCGTAAAAGTCTATATCATCCTCGCCATTTACCGTTGTATCCTCCCAATAACGTACACCAGCATCAACCTTGATGTAGCGTACATCCACCAATCTGGGTTGTGTTATTTCTATTTCCATAATTATTATTTTTATTGTACTAATAGTACTGATGCGATTTTATCGCATCAGTACTATTGTTTCATAATTTTTCTCTTATTTTGTGGGCAACTTAGGTATTTCCATCCAATGAGTAATGCTTCGTTTAAAAGCGTGATTTCCTTTCCATTCTTTATCACCTAAAATGTTTCCATTAACATCTCTCGGAATGTACATCGATGTAGTTACAACATTCCCACTGTGTGTTAATACCAAAACAGGAATATTAATATTCGGAAGTTCTTCTTTCACATCGTGCCAAGGGCTTTCAGTTGCTCCCTCGTACAAACCCACCTTGTACCATTGTTCTTCCATGTCTGTTTCAAAACAACTTGGCTCGATAGGTGCGCCTTGACTTATTATTTCTTCTTTTGTCATAGCTAAAAATTTAGAAAATCTTTATACGATTTACTTCTTCTATTGCACCTTGCAAGGCGTTTTTTTGCTAATTCGATTTGCTTCTTTGTATAAGGTATTTTATAGCTCGGAACAAAAAAGCATTTGGTATCAGCGTCAAATATTTTTCTTGCCAATCTTATTTTCATTGCTCGCCTCCTTTCACCATTTCGGGGTTATCGAAAATATTTCCAACAATAGCCATCACCTCATTATCGGGTATTCCGTCTATCACAGTTGGATAAAGGCGGTGTCTGTTCCAGTTAAAGCACCAACCGCTGATACGAACAGGGTTGCCATCCGGCACAAAATTGAATAATGGCTTTAATATTCTATCTTCACTTGCCCATTCTACCACAAAATGTCGTATAGTGCCATCAGGTACTATAAAACATAAAATATCCCCCTCGTAGATTTCCTTTCCGGTGAAGTCTTTTAAGCCCGTGTACTGACATAGATGCACGACCTCCACGCAATCACATTTGGCGTTTAACACAAGATGTTCGGCTGTATGTGTCTTGTATGCCCCAATGCCTACCATCCATATTCCGCCCTTTCCAGTGGGCTGACCTCTGAATTTAATTTCTCTGTTCATACTATTTTTATTCTTCAAAATTTATTTTCTACATATCAACTAATTTTGCAAGTGATATTAATACGCACACGAGAGTGTAAAAAAATCTCATATACCATTCGCAATTCGCCACCCACGCTATGTCCCAAATTACAAAAGCAAACGCCATGTAAGCGACAAGAAACTGGAGCAATATAATTAATAATTTCATAATCCTAATGCTTGTTTAATTCGTTCCCGATAATCATTATTGGCAGCGTCCAGAGCTTCCTCTACTGTATCGTACCACTCTACGGGGGTCTCATATCCCATACAAAAGCTCCATTTGCCCGTGGTCGCTATTGCACAAAGATGATAGCTTTCAGAAAAGATTGTATTATCCGCAACAATGCCTCCTTTTGAATTTTGGTTAAACTCCAAATCGGGTATATTCTCCACCACGCTCTCACGTCCTGCGTTGAAAGCGTATTTAATATCTTCAAAAGTAAAGCAGGTCTCATCTGTAAAGATAGGCTCACTATCTCCGCTTACACGTTTGTACTCTTTTTCTGCGTACTCATCAGCTAAATCTTTCTGTTCCATATTATTATTTTTACTCTTCAATGAACCAACCCTCCTGTAGCAAGGTAGACCTCCGCTTAGGGTCAGTCATTTCAAATTTTATTGTTTCTCCGCAACGTAAACAACGAACTTCGTGTGCTACTCGAAAATGTTTTTTACCACAGCGAACTACATAGTACTCTTCTACGAGAGTGTGTCCGAATAGTTTACAAATTAGTCTCTTCATTATTTCTCAATTTTTAGTTTCTTGAATACTCCGCTTACACTACTGTTATGTCCATAAGCCAACTCTTGTATTCCATGACAGACTATTCCGCAATAATCTTTTTCATAAAATACACAGTCTTTGCAGTCTGCACTTTCTGTTGTGAATATATACTGCTTGTCATTAATCGTTATTCCGTTCATGTCTTACCAATTTGTTTCGTTAGTCAATATAAGATTACGCTCTATGCCTGTATTCCAACCGTCATCGTCGTATATCTTTTCGTGATACACGTCAGTTACAGGTTCTGCGCCCTCACGTCTGCCGTACACATCCATGCCGTCGCAATTCGTAAAGTACACGTTCACTTGGTCTTTGTTCGGTATCGGCTTCAATTTATTATATAATTCTTCTACCGTCATGTTGTCGTTTTTTGCTTGTACTTATCATTGTGTTATTTTCACCCTATAAGGAGTTAATCTTTCGCCGCCTTAGTGATACCCACGACGATACGGATTAGACCGAACACGCAACCAATATGGCTTTCTTTGCCAATCACGGCGTGGGTGCATCGGCCTGACGTATTCGTGCCATGTTGCACGCATCTCACGCAATAACCCATCTTCGAGCCAATAGTCTTCGTCTTTTTCAAAACATCCACAAATAGTTTCCAAAAAGTCCTTGTTTACATCGTCAATGGTTATATCAAATTCGGCTTCAAGAGTTATCATAATCCACGGAATAAGTTTTGTTCGCTCGGTTGGCGGATGCCAAGAATAGCGTTTACACGCTCAATCTCGGCATCCACTTCCTTTTCAAGTGCCTTGCTTTTGCCCAACGCCGTGTTGCTTCGGGTCTTGAAGTATTCCCGTTGCATCCGACGCATCAAAGCTACTTTGTCAAAGAACTCACGGCTGTTCATTCGGCTTCCATCTTTTCTTCGTTACCATGATCATGGATAAACAAATCCATAATCTTTGTTTCCTCGACTTTCAGCACCGTGTAATCAATCATGGTTCTGCCCATAACCTCCTGCACATACTTTTCGGCTTGGGCGGTCGATGATGCTTGAACCAGGTACACCACGTTTTGCCGTCTTTCATTTTCGGTCTTTTCGTCGATGGTGATAAAAGCGAGCTTCGTCTTGTAGAACTTATCGTCGCTATCCTTGTCGGACAAGAACACCTCCGAATAGGCGGCTGGGCGAATATCCCTAATCTCGCTTTCACCTGAAACATAAGCCGCCATTTCCTCCGTGATACGTTTTTCGGCTTCACTCCATGAAAGGGCATCGACGGCATAGGCTTCGGTTACTTTCTTTTGCAGACCATTTTCGGTTGTCTTTCCGTACCTGAACTTGACTTCAAACCATTTTGATGTTACACTTCTCATAATTCTTTTGTTTTTAATTATTTACAATTGTATTCTTCTTTTCTTCATACTGCATTCTACCAACAAGATAGTGCTCGGTATGAATGCTTTGCGTTACGTTCGATTTGTCCATAAAGTAAACTTCGTTACGACCATCGATAAACTTATACATCTTAATTCCGTTTACCTCGAATAATAGCCGCACATCGTATTCCAATTCGGTTTTTGGATTATGGTAATCCTTAGTTGTTTGTACACGTTTTCCGCCCTTATCTTCACAACTCGATAAAAGCACAAGTGCCAATGCTATTGTTAAAATCCTCTTCATCTTCATTATCTTTTTGTTGATTAAAAAATGCAGTAAAGCAGGATGGTAACAAAGCAGGTTGTTTCATACCAAAAGACCTCGTTCTTATCGTCTGTCAGTAGGGTATAGAACACATATCCAACCCACGGGAACATAAATATCGGGTCATTCAAAGCAATTAGTAACGCCGATAGAATGCCACTTGCCACGGCGAACACATAATGAGCCTTGCATGTGTCGATATTGAACAACGGTGCAACTCCAACACCACATAGGCTAACAAGCGTTAGGAACGCAAGAAATTGCGTATTTTCGGATGATTTGTCAATCATCACAATACCCAATAGGACACCACACACAATCATCACTGCCCCGAACAGCCATTTTGCTTTTGTACTTAGGAAAAATGCCGTCTGTGAAAGGCTTTCAGGGATGCCCTTGTTCTTGATACACATTACCACGGTGTAGATAACCACTATCACGGCGGCGATAAAAGTTAGATAATTCATAATTCTTTCAATTTAATTTGGTTTGATTCTAAAAGTTTGCGATAATATTCGTTTTCATCTTCCAGCTCCTTTATTTTGGCTTTCAGACGCTTAACTTCTTGATTATAGCTTTGTCGCTCAAATTCGGCAAAGGTCTGTGGCTCACGGTGGCAGGTGCAATCCCGTATATCGCCACTCAATGTTACCGGCCAGCATTCGGGAATAAGTACCTTTCCCACACCATTTATATGTTCGTAGTGGCATCTCATACAAAAAGATTGGGTGAAATCCGCCGTAAAACAATATTCTTGGCATCATTGTAAAACTTCTTTTTGATTTCAAATCCGTATGCCCTGCGCCTCATATTAGCAGCGGCTAACAACGTCGTTCCGCTTCCTGCCGTCGGGTCAATCACCACGTCGCCTTTGTCGGTGAACAATTCGATAAGCCTTTCAAGCAATGGCACGGGCTTCTGTGTCGGGTGTACACGTGGCGTAGTTGTATCACGTACCCAATCGAAGCAATTAAACACCATAGACCCGTCATTATTGAACTTTGGCAATTTCTCCCGATACAGGATAAGCCCATATTCGCAATTGCCAACAACTTTCATATTCGCTTTTAAGACTTGCGCCGAAAAGTTCTTGCGGAATACAAGATTGATATAATGATTGAAGCCATATTGCTTGCCAAGTTCTATGTACTTGAATTGCTGCTCAAACTCACAAAAGATTATCATACACGGTGCCTTTCCGCTTTCTTTCGGTTCTTTGACCAACATCTGCGAACAGAAGTGCATAAACTCGGCAGGTCGGAAGTCCTTATCCGTATCAAAAAACTCACGCCCTGCAAGTTCGCTTTCACCGTTCTTGTTATCCCCCCCCTCGTACCATGACGGGTTGCTTGCGTATGCGTTCACGCCCAAATTATAGGGTGGGTCGGCAATGATTAGTTGAGCCTTGCAGTTCAGATATTGCTTGAAATTCTGAAAGTGGTCGTTATATAATTCTATATTTTTCATTTTGATTGCAATTTATTCACATAATCCATGATACACACTCATGCAGGAGTAACCCTCCTCCGGCTCGAACAAATCGGGCTGCGCGTCATTTCTGTTTACATACTTGAACACATCCTCTACGGTGGGATATTTACCGTTGGCACAGAAACGCTTGGGGATATAATCTGGGCCAAAGAAATTATACCCTTTCTCTGTTTCATCTTTCAGCCGTTTCTCAGCATCAAGAAGTCTTTGCGACCCCCACTCGTCCTTTGATATAAGTTGTACCTCGCGCTTACGGCACATGACGCATGGGAAGCAACCCACACGCGAAAAGCCCCGCTCATAGAGCGGATTGGGACGCTGGCCGTTGGCAAGGATATAGTCTATCACCTCCTGCGCCGACCAATGGAAGATGGGGCGGAGCACGCTTGCATCGTGTGTCTTACACCATTCCTTTACGGCGGTCTTATGGTAGAGGTTCTTCACCCCGTCGGTGAAATATTCCTTGAAATAGGAGCACTCCATGGCATATCCTGCCCTCACGGCACTCTCCTTTGCCCTGATGCCTTGGATGATGATGAAACTTTCGTCCTGCGAAAGGATGTAGTCTATCATCGGGATGACTTTCAATTCGCTCGTGCAGAAACGCCGTTGCGATGATGGGAAACGGCCTTTCTTAATCGACATGTCCACAAAGTCCTTGTACTTGGCGGACTTCAATGTCACAAGCTGTACGCCGAGTTGCTTAACAACGCTATCAATGTGTTTGTAAGTGTCTTGGTGCTCCCAGCCCACGTCACAGAACACAGCCGTTACCTTGTCTGCTCCGTAATCGTTGCAGGCCTTAATCAGGCATGCCTGACTGTCCTTGCCTCCGCTGAATGATACTAATATTTTCATAACGTTTCTTCAATTTCTTTATCAATCACAATTACATATTGGTAAGCATCAAGTTCGCTCTCCAATTCTTCCCATGTCATTTTCTGACCTGTGCAAACGCATTCATGGAAAATATCCTTTTCTTTCATCGTTGTTTGTCATTTTATAAAACACATCCAAATCGTATGATTCCCTTTCCCCGACGTATGCCCGAATAGTGGCTTTTGCCCAACGGTTTCAAGTATCTTGTCCGTCGGTATCTGTTGTTCGTTCCACTTGAAAACAAGCACGCCATTAGGCTTCAACACTCGCATACATTCATCAAAGCCCTGCTTTATATCATCCTCCCATGTAGGGAACAGCCGACCGTACTTCTTGGCAAGCCATGAAGTCTTTCCGAGCTTCACAAGGTGCGGAGGGTCGAACAGAACCACGTTGAAACGGTTGCTTTCAAACGGCATCTTCCTAAAGTCGCCAACAACGTCAGGGTCTACTTCCAATGTGCGCCCATCGCAAAGCGTGTCGGTTTCCTGTCGAATATCCATATACACGGCTTCGGGGTTGTGTTTGTCAAACCAACACATCCGACTACCGCAACAAGCATCTAATATTCTTTTCATTTGTTTGCTAATTTTATCTCCACTTCCTGCGGAGAGTTTTCAAATGTGACTTCGGGAAACTCGGTCCTTTTTATTTTCATATAACCTAAACCATACAGCATAAAACTGTAAGTTCTTTTAATCGGTTTCTCCGCGTATAAATGCAAATCTCCGTCCCTATCTCTTGCCGCCCACGCTTTCATTATTCACCCCTTTCAATTCTTTTATTAGATTATCTACAAGCTCTATCGCGTATTTGGGAACGTCATGCCAAGATACAGTGGGTTCTTTAAGCATTTCCGCTGCAACCACCTTTGCCAGCTCATAGCGTCGCTGTTCCCAATCTATACACTTCTTGTTACAACTATTCTGTCGGTCGACTCTCTTTGAACGAACCATTTCGGCAACGCATGCTTTACAACGATGCTTGTATGATTTCGACATTTCGGATGTGGCTTTCATTTTGCCACATATCTCACATTTCTTAATCTCTTTTTTCATCTGATAATCTTCCTAATCGTTTAGTTCATAATCAAAGTTCCTCCATGCGAAATGCTTGCGGTGTTGCAGGTAGTTCAAATCGTCTTGATGGCAATACGCCTCACGCTCGAATGATATGTTGCGGTATGCTTTGTGCCAATTTCTGAACCAGAGTAGCGCAAACAAGAAATCAATAACGTAAAGGATATAGAAACCGACGAACAACAATTCCTTTTCTTGGGCATAGTGTATGCACTCGTGATTATAAGTCGTCGCCGTGAAGCGGTCTTTTGCTTCCGACCTTACCACAATCCATTTAAGCAGCGTTATTGCCATGTATGGACGTGGTGGAAAGTGTTTTGAATAGATAATTTTCATCTTTGGTAAATTCTTGTGTATGTTGCGGTCTTGCCGCTTAATTCGTTAATACTATCAACTTTCAATCTTAGGCTATCACGCTGCCATTCGGCGGTTGTGAGCTTCGTTTTCATTTCCATGTACGAAACAGCCCAGCCGAGGTAAAGAATGACCGATATTGCAGTCAGCGTTGTGCGTGGATGCCTGTCAAATACCATTTTTACCACTTTTCCGCCCCATACGGCGCACGAAAGAACGCCGACGGGTAAACACCAACCCAAGGTTATTAAACCCCGTAGAAACGCAAATAAACCACGTTTTACCATTTTGCCGTATTCGGCAGGTTTATGTATTATCTTCATGTCGATTATTTCTTTTCGTTCAACTTCACCTCGGCGGAAATCTTTTCGCTTAGGTCTGCCATTATGCACATGAGCCCAATCTTTATGCCGTCGTATTCAAATTCGGTCATTCCGTAAGGCTCGTTTGCCGTTACATTCACCGTGTCCGCACCGAGCATCTTCAAGGCATCGGCAACAATCCGCAATATGCGGTAGCGGAATAAAGCCGCTCCGATTTGGATAATCGCATCCTCATCGGACACTTTCTTGCCCGTATTGGTTTCCTTTTCACGTCTAAACACACCGTCGCCGCCACATATCGGGCAATCGAAATTATGGCAATGCGTTTCCATCTTGCCATCGGTGTACTCCCATTCCACCATACCCGTGCCGTCGCATTCCTCGCACTTTTCTTCGTATTCTTCCGTTTCGACTTCATCTACCAACGGACACGCCTCCAATGCTTGTTTGATTGCGGCAAGTGTGCAGGACTTGGAACACGGATGCTCGACCGTCGGCAACTTTAACCGCTCGCAGCCGTCCGTCGGCTCGTATTGCTTGTTAAGCCTTTCGGGTGGTATGCGGATTATCACATGCCCATCGGTTGCCCACACTTCGTTGTAGGTCGGGTGCAGGAACGGCAACCATGTGTTTGAAAGAATACCATCCACGTCGATGAACAGCCCTAAAAGTTCGTCCTCGTTCTTGATTTTCTTGTTTAATGTTTCCATATTGCGTTGAATTTTATTTATTTGCCCATTCTTTTGCGTTTGGGCGGCTTTTTATTCGTTTCTTGATAACTTTATCACATTTGCTTTTCAAGCCGCTTAAAACGGCTTATTTTCGATAAGTAGGGTTGTTGAATATCACGACCTCAAGCATTTCGTTGAAACGGTCGGCAATTCTGTCGCCGTATTTCGTCCTAACCTGCTTGCTCGTTAGGTTGGTCGTGATGAACGTGAACAGCTGGTTGTTGTAGCGGTATTCCAGCAAGTCGATAATCGGGCTTGATACGTTGCCATAATCCATCACCTCGGTTGCCTCACGTCCCATGTCCTCGATACCCAACATGTCGTCATTGCGTACCGCTGTCCGTGTGCTATCGGCTTTCATCGTCGTTGCCACGTCCTTTGCGTCGATAATGCGTATTCCCGTCTTTTCCTCGAAGTAACTGTTTGCGTTGAGGTAGTTTAAGGCGTTTTGAAATGCGCATAGGAGCGTCGTCTTGCCGTTGCCGCACGTTCCGCATAGCATGATACCGAACTTCGGATTGTCTTTCGTAAGGTATTCGGCAACGCTCTTGATGTTTTTTCGTGTCGCCACGTCGTCAATATACTCGCCGTGCCTGTTCTGGACTTCGGCTTGATATGCCGCCGTTAGTAGGTCGTTGGCTTGCTCGGTCGTCATCGGCAACTTAAAACGTGGCCGTATAGTCTTCCGCTTTGCCAACACTTCCCTCAAAGCCACGACGTTGAATTTTTGTGTTTTTTCTATTTGCATCGCTTTCTATTTTTTGTTGAATGATTAGCCAATTGTTGAAATGCTGCTTAACATCCGAAACGTTGTAGTATTCTTTGCCCCTGCATTCGGCATCAAGTGCAAACCTGTCTATCCACGCCATCAATTCATCGGGGTTGGTGATATGAAACCTCATTTGCATTTGTTCAATCCAAATAGACGATTGTTTCAATTCGGATATGTATGCTTGAAAGTTTTTCTCGCGCGTGCGCACGTTATTAGTAATAATAATATTATTCTTCTCTTTCTTTATATTTCTTAGAGGTTGTTCAGTCTGTTGTTCAGTCTGTTGTTCAGTCTGTTGTTCAGTCTGTTGTTCAGTCTGTTTGTAATCACTTGTCGTATAGCAATTTATATTATTTTGTTGTTGTTCACTATTTGCGCAATGGCTTGTACCCGATGCTTGGTAGGTTTCGTATTTAACTATTTTGATAATGGTTATCGTTTTTGATTTCCTTTGCTCGATTCTTCCATCATCAACCATCTCTTGAAGACGTGCCCGTGTAGTGTTTCTTGACATGCCCCATCGTTTCGATAGTTCCGTTTCTGAAATGCCTACCTCGCCACGGTTCACGACTACCTTATTGCCCCTAACGTAGAACATACGCCCGTCTTTCCATTCAGCGAGAAGCAGCAGGTCAATCCAACATTGAACCCTACTGAACCTCTCTCCGAAATAGCCTTTCATCTCGGTAATCTTGCGGTTTATTTTAATCCATCCATCAAGCATTTTTTATCTTGCTTAATCGTTTAATTATGATTTTTATTTGTCGCACGGAGTTGTAAACTCGTGTGTTTCCTTGCGGTATAACCACATTGTCAATGATAATCGGCAAGCACCGCAATAATGTGCTGATAATGTCATTTGGTATTTGTTTCATATCAATATGGATTGAGGTTTACTGTGATATTCAGACCATGCCGTGCAACGTACACGGGCTTTCCCGTCGCTTCCTCAACTTGCTTTTTGAAGTCCTTGGGGTCGCTGTTATTGCCGCTTAGATGCAGCAACACGATTTCATTCACGGCGGACAGGTCGTTAACCCCCAAAGCCGCCTTACACGTCTGCAATTCCATGTGAGAGTGTAATAGACGTTCACGCATGGCAGCAGGTACAATGCCATTGTCGATGTTCTCCTGTAAGATTTCGTCGGCATAGTTGGCTTCAATCAAGATGTGGTTGAGTTTTGGTAACTTATATTCCACCATCATTGTATCGGTGGCAAAGAACAGCCGCCCCATTTCCGCATGGTCGATTATAAAGCCCACACATGGCACGTCGTGCGCCATATTGAGGACAAACACCTTGAAACCGCCGACAATGTAACCGTGCATCGGTTCGATTGTCTTGCAGAAAGCACGATTTTTCACGTTCTTAGCCGTGAAAACATTCTCGATGGCTAATACTTTGATGCCGTACTTTAGCACGTCGTGGATGGCAAAGGAATGGTCTGAATGAGAATGGGAGATGAGACAACCGACAACGCTGCTGACCGAAAACCCGACACCGCGCATGATTTCCTTGAACGGCAAGCCGCATTCAATCATCAGCGTTTCGCCATTGTCGGCACGCAGCAAGTACGCATTTCCTTTTGAACCCGAACCCAAAACTTTCAATTCCATATCCTTTGCCTCCTTGACTTTGTGTTAGTATGCAGGTGCATCGGCGGAAGCATTGTCTGCTTGTGCCTTTGGTGCCTGTACCTGCTTGATTTCTCCCGTTTCCTTATCCACTTCTTCGTAAGTGGCTTCATCAACGGGTATCTCAACAGCGTTGGCGTTCTCGGCGATTACTTGGTTGCGGTCATTAGTGGCTACATCCTCAACGTCCTTATCCATGGCCGACATCATTTCGACCGACAGATAGCCGTATTTTCCGAGCAAACGGCGGATTACGGTCTTGAGGCCCATGTCATTGAAATTTCCGCTCCACCCAACAGCCGTACCCGTTTCGCCCGATTGCGCCTGCTTCACGAGCTGCTCCTTAGTCGGCTTGTATCTACCTTTGAATGATGGGGAGTAACGCAAGGCGTAAGATGCCATGTCCTCAACCGACATGTATAGGGTCTTGTTGAAGCCGTTAAGCAACTCGAAGTAACAGAAGTAGCCGATCATCTTATCCGACTTACGCTCACCGTCAAGGCTGATTTCGCCCGACAACTTATTGCCACGCTTCAACTCACCCTCGTACACGAAATCTGCGTTGATGGTCTTGTACTGACCCGTGCGCATTGCAAGTTGAATGTAACCCTTGTAACCAGGAACGAATGTCGGGGTCGGCACTTTGTCATAGACAGGCTTATGTGTGTTTGGGTCGAGGACTTCATGCCCTTGCGCATCGACACGTTTAACGCTGTTATTAAACACGATAATGTAGGCAAAACCGAGCGACTTGTTCAAAGGCAAGTTCATTGTTGCGGCACGTAATGCCTCGGCAACCACCGCCGCTGGATTACAGGTCTGCAATGACTTGTCGCCCGTATAAAGGTCGATAAGCGACGCAACAAAGATGTCCTTGTGCTTGCCTAATGCATTCTGAAACTGTGCCTGTACCGATGGTGCCTGCATCATGGACTTTAGCATGTCCACAGGCTTTTCTTGCTTTCTTAAGTCCTGGTTTCTTTCTTTCTTTAATTCTAGAATCTCTAGTTATAAATCCTGCTTTTTTAAGTAATCTTCTAAAACTATTTTCTGATTCAACAGGAGTATTAATATCGTATTCTAATAATGCTTTTGTAATACCATGTCTAATTGCTCCAGTTTGACCTGAAAATCCTCCACCTTTTACTACTATTTCTATATCGAATATATCCGCAGTATTAGTTAATTCTAATG